AGTCAGGGAACAAAAAAGTTCTAAACTTCTTAAAGAAGATGTTCGGAGCCATTTGGGAATGGCTCAAGAGCAACTGGCTCCCTTTATTCTTAATGTTTGCAGTCGCTGCACTTTTTGCAAAAGGTTGCGAGCGAACTCAAACATATAATTCTCTTTTTGAGCAATATCAAGAGCAAAGTATTGACCATCAACGACAATTAAAAGAGTTGCGTGAACTTCAACAAGCTGAACGTGAAGAGCTGGATAGGCAGCTTCATCAATACTTTGAAAATATGAATCGCATCGAACGAGAATACAAACAAGAAATTCAGAGAATTGAGTCTTCAAGGGAAAGTAGGCGTGTTACCATCATAAGAGACCATGATAGGGACCCAACTACGCTAACAGATGAAGTTAGGCGTGTCTTTGGAATTCCCGTGGAGTGATCCTATGAAAGATTCACGTTTATTAATATTTTTTACAGTTGTTTCCATGTTTGTCACAGCCTGTGGAGCGCCAGCTATCGCTCAAACCCCAGAGGTTTCTGTTTCTGAACAAACCTCTGGGACTGAAACAGAAGAAGTAGTCACGGAAGCATCGAACGAACCCGAAACAGAAGTGTTGGTTGATTACGAACCTGCTCCACTTGATGAAGTAGAATTAGACCCGCCGCATAGAACCAATGGTGAAAATGGTGAAAGACAAACATATCTTGCAAATGGCGAACCTGCGCCTTTTGCAGGACTTCTGCTTAATCCAGAGGCTATTGCTTTTATTGTTTCGGAGTGGGAAGCTTATCAGCTTAGAGCTACAGCAGCATTACGTCTGCAACGTGAATCTGACATGAACAGATTGAGGCTAGAAGTTGGTCGACTTCATCTTAGATTGCAAACGGTTGAAAGAGAACGTGAAGTTGCAATTGAAGGACTTCAAAGAGAAAATCAACGACTTATACAAATACATGAAGATTATATTGAAGAGCAAACTGGTGGATTTTGGAATACAGATTTCGGTCAGGTATTACAATATGGTCTTATCGTAATCAGTTCGGTAGCAATAGGTGCTGTTGTTGGTTATGTTGCTAGCGCTTTACAATAGGAGGCGACATGGTTTTAAAGATTTATGGAGCTTCGGATGACCTGGTAGAAATTGAAGGTCACTTTTCCGAAGAAGTTGATTGCTATGATCAAAACGTACTAATAACCGTTGGTTGGACTGAGGCATCAGCCGGCAAAGATTCGCAAGGTGTTCATGTTTTAATGCGTTATGCTCCCAAATGGGTCAACGCAGGTGTGTGGACAGCAGAAGTTTCACCAATTGATGAAGATGTTGAAATACCATGGCCAGTAACGGTAAAACTTAGCGAAAGAGGGTATTCAGCTGAAGTTTCAATACTTTGCCCGGATGATGTTCCTGTTTCATTTAAAAAGTTAAGCTTGTAGGTTTAACATTATTTTATGCGATGAAAGTATGAACTTGAGGTAAACATGAGTCAACAAGAACTTATTGAAAAGCTTGAGAAGAACTATGACCTTTTCGTTAGTCTCGTAGGTCGAATTAAAAATGAAGACGCCAGAGAGGCGCTTCTAGCGTTGTGTAACGAACAAAAAGATAGACTGGCAGCGGCACCAGCTTCTACACGTTTAGACTATGTTGGAGCATATCCTGGTGGTTTGGTTGAATACAGTCTAAGTGTATTGAAAATAGCCAAAGATCTAAACAAGGTTTTCGGTGCTAATATTGACACGGATTCACTTATTATTACGAGTTTGTTTCATGACCTTGGAAAGCTCGGCGACACTGAAAATGACTACTACGTAGAACAGGAATCTGATTGGCACCGAACAAAACTTGGTATGATGTATGATTTCAATCCTGAAGTTTCACGGATTCCCGTCTGCCAACGTTCGTTATGGTGGTTAAATGGTGCTGGGTGTCCTCTTTCTTTAGATGAAGTCGCAGCTATCTCTAGCCTTCATCATATGAATCAAATGTATGCATCCGAAGTCTATGAATCGCCGATGTTGTCTGTGATTCTACAGACCGCAGTCCGTGTTGCGTGCATAAATGGCAAAGGAAAAACTTCTGTCCTTGACAAGGGATGAACTACCCAAGCTCATTTATGAGTATAAGTTTCACTTAGCCTGTAGAAGGGTAGTGAAATTTAGTAGCAGTATTGCTAACATTCTATCGAACCGCTAAAACTGCAAAATAATACTATTCTTGGAAGAATTTTGGAGTGGTTTAAGCGATGAAACAGGGCCTAAAATTACCCTCTTTTTGTGGGTAAATTTTTTTTCTACACGCTCGTAAGTGCCTGAAATCATTGAGGATAAATCTTAAGTTTATATTCGTCAACTTAGGCATTTAGAGGGTGCAGTACAATACTTATTAGTACCTGAGAGACAACCGTTTCAATGGTAATTTCTCAAATCTAATAAACTAATATAACAAATAAATACAATAACTTTAAATAAGAAAAATAAATAGGAGAAAATAAAATGGCATATAATCTTGATGCAATTAAGCAGAAGATCGCTGACCTCAATGGCGGTCGTAAACCTGGTGACAAGAAAAGAGCAAACAGACCTAAGCTGGCTTGGTTCAAGCCAAGTCTTGGTCCAAGTGATTCTCCAAACTCGTATGAGATTCGTTTCCTTCCATACACAGATGCAAACGAGCAGCCCTTTCAAGAAGTAAGTTATTACGATAACAAGCAGCTTCATGAACATCGTCTTGTTGCTCCTGCACAGTTCGGTATGAAGGACCCTATTTTTGAGTTACTTGATGAACTTAGAAAAGAAGGCACCCGTGAGTCTTGGAGACTTTGGGGAACGCTTCGTCCAAAAGACCGTTTTTATGCACCAGTTCTTGTTCGTGGTGAAGAAGATAGGGGTGTTCAGGTATGGGAATTGAATGCTAAAATTCTCAAAGATATTTACTCGGTTCTAGCGCATCCCGATTATGCGGATGAAAACATGATGGATGTTGAGAATGGTTTCGACTTTACGCTCAACGTTACTGATTCGGGTAAGAAGTTCAACCAATACACAATCAAGAATTACGATATTCAACCACGACGCAAGCCAAGCAAGCTTGCTTCAACGCAAAAAGCTCGTGATGAACTTGTTAACTCTGTTCCAAATCTTGAAGAATATTTCAAGAGCATGGTTCGTGACCCTGAGTATCTTGATAAAGTAGTAGAGAATTTCGTAGCAAAGACACTTGGTTCAACATCGGATGATAATGATGAGGATACAAGTTCTGACAATTTGAGCGTCGCTCGGGGACGAAATTCATCAGATGAAGATGAAAAGGCTCTAAAGAGTATTGATGATGCATTCGATGACTTAGATGACGAAGATTCACCATTCTGAGTTTCGGTAAAGACTGAGTAATAAGAGCCCAGCCCTAAAAAGCTGGGTTTCTTTTTCTCAACTGTTTATACTTCAAACTTAGCTTGTTACCATCATTGAATAAGAGGTAGACTGTGGCCAAAAAGAAAAAAGATGAAGAAGACAAAGATGATTTTACTCTGAACCTTATCAAGCAACTTAATAAAGAAAATGGCGAAAGAGTTGCTTTTAACTTAAGGTCGGATGATGCACCCACCAATATCAAAAGGTGGATCAGTACAGGTTCTCAACAGCTTGATTTTATTATTGCAAACAAATTAGGTGGCGGCCTTCCTGAGGGGCGAGTAATTGAGATTCAAGGACCCACGTCAAGTGGTAAGAGTCACATTGCTTTTGAGGCTGCCAAAGATACACAGAGGCAGGGTGGAATTGTAGTCTACATTGATACAGAAAATGCCACAAGTTTAGATAATCTTCAAGCACTGGGAATTGATGTTACAAAAAGATTTGTATTTTGTCAAACGGCATGCACAGAAGAGATTTTTGCAATCATAGAATCAACGATTCTAAAAGCTCGTGCGATGATCAAGGATGTTCCAGTTACAATCATTTGGGACTCTGTTGCAGCTTCATCGCCAAAAGCAGAACTCGAAGGTGATTATGACCAAAACACCATTGGTCTACAGGCACGTGTGTTGGGTAAAGGAATGCGCAAGATTGTCAATATCATCGGCAATCAAAATGTTACCTTGCTGCTCATTAACCAACAACGACAAAAGATAGGTGTGATGTTTGGTGATCCAACTACTACACCAGGTGGCATGGCCATCCCCTATGCTTCGTCAGTTCGAATTCGCATTGCCTCAGAAGGGCAAACCAAAATAAAAGATAAAAAGAATAACGTCATCGGTATCAAAGTAAAAGCTAAGACGATCAAAAATCGTGTTGCTCGACCATTCCGTGAATGTGAATTTCAAATCATTTTCGGCGTCGGGGTTGTAGAAACCGAAGAAGTATTTGATCTCTTTAGAAGTCATTGTGATGCTGTGCAGAAAGCGACAAATAACGGAGTAGAGTTTGAGAAAACTTATGTCTCGGTAAATGGAACAGCTGCTTGGAAATACTTTACAGTTACGGATGCTGACACTGGAGAACTATTGATTGAAGAGAAGTTTTACAAGACTGATTTCGGGAATGTTCTCTATAAGCCTGAGTACAAAAAGTACATGGATGCACTTTTTGAGAGTGCATTGAGAATGGATCCAAACGATATGAAACACCCAACCTTCTCTGGAATCAATTCGGATTCAATTGAAGAAGCGGAAGCGGTGCAGGGTGATTAATGTGAGTCAAATATGAAAAAGACGTCCGTAAAGAATATCCTGAAAAGGCAAGACCCGGCATTCGAACCGCTGTATTGGTCACGACTCCCAGGTAAATTTGTGGATAAATTCAGTGGTGAACAAATGATGAAGCTACCAATATCTGATCCTCTTCAGTGGAATAGAACATTAGTTGAAGTAGTGAAAGATGCAACCACTTTGATACACAAGAAATCCCTCAGCTTCCAGCTAATTTCCTAGTGTCTAATGGTCTTGGGTTTGTATTATTGGAATCCAGCGTGACTTATCGTCCCTTCTTGACCGAGGAAGAAGAAATGGATGTCGGAGTAAATTTTTCTGATGCTAAACAGATGGGTGTGCTCAATAGCAAAATAGCGATCTTTAAATCGAACTGTATCCCAGAAAACCAAATCTTAGTGGCTTTGGCAGGAAATGGAACAGAAATTGTTACGCTTGAAGATCCTTCTTTGCTGGGAGTGCCCCATATTGAGGTAAAGACTTCTAAGAAACCACATAAGCAGGTTGGACAAGTTGAACATTGGGGTTTAATTGAGATTCTTGATGTTTTTTGATAGGTAACACATGTCTAAGAAAATAAAAGTAAGCTACAGAGCGGACTATAAAACGGATGACCCAAATTGGTGGACGCCAACGAATAGGGCGTTATTAGGTAATAACGTGGCAGTAGAGTTCAAACGGCTCAATGAGCAAGCAAAGATACCACAATATAAAACGGCTCAAGCTGCTGGTATGGATGTTGCCTCAGTTGAGCAGGTTGTGTTGCCATCGGGTAAATTTACAATGGTTGGAACTGGCCTTGCCATGGCACTGCCCGATGGTTACGAGGCACAAGTGCGCCCTCGTTCTGGCTTGGCTGCAAAATATGGGGTAACTGTTTTAAATGCTCCAGGAACTATTGATGCTGATTATCGTGGTGAGATAAAAGTAATTTTAATCAATCATGGGCCAGAAGACTTTAAAATTGAAATAGGTGATAGAATTGCACAGCTCGTAATCAAAAAAGTTGAACAGCTAAAAGTATTCGAAGTTGAAAAGCTCGATGACACCGAACGAGGAACGGGTGGTTTTGGTTCCACGGGAGTTAAATGAAGATAGCCAACACTATCAATTGCAGAGTGAATGTGAACAATGCCATTACTTAATTTAAGTAATGGCAAAATCACTTGGGGAAGTCCTAAACATAGCACCAGGTACTTTAATCAAAGGATTGAAAGTTACCAGCTGTGGTAAAGTCGTTTTTTGTATAAACGGATGGGAGTTTGAACAACGACGATTGGTAAAATCAATCATAACCCCAAACGACAGAGAACGATTTTGCTATACCTATTACAAAAATTCAAAAGTAAATGAATGTATTTCCAATAAATCTATTCACATAACCAATAGAACAAATATTTCATATAACACTCTTAGGAGTAATGGAGAATCCTTCTTTAAAGATGTTCAAACTTGGTTTGCACGGGGATTGATTGACAACGGTGAATGTCTTGGTATGTCCCTTGGAGAAAATTTTATAGCTATTCAACCAGCACATTATGATATGTATCGATCTGATTTTTATGAGTTGTACGTTTTTCACAAAATATTAAATGAAGGTTCAATCAAATGGATCGTTTTGCAAGCTAAACAGGTTAGTAAACAATTAATTCTGTGTCACAATCCAGGATTGATGGACATTATCCTGGAGATGCTATGAACCATAAAACAATGCGACCTTATATTTTTATTGATGGTCTTAACGTTTTCATTCGCCACTATCTTGTAAACGAAACCCTGAACTCAAAAAGTGAGCCCATTGGGGGTGCTGTTGGCTTTTTGAAATTTGTTGATTACATAACCCGAGTAATGACTCCCTCGAAAGTCTTTGTGGTTTGGGAGTCTGGTGGAGGTTCGGCAAGACGTCGAAGCATATTCAAAGAGTACAAAAAAGATCGAGGCAAAATAAAAGAATTAAAAAAGATTCACAACGGAACAGCATCGATTCGAGATCAACTTGCTAATGATGAAGAGTGTAAGATAAAGCAGCTTTCACTTATCTACAAGCTTTTGAAAAACACGCCAGTGTGTCAGGTGTTCGTTAGTGGAACTGAATGTGATGACATCATTGCATATCTTGTAAAACACCAATTTAGTAATAATGGTGACATCGAAAAAATTGTCGTATCAGGTGATAAAGACT